ATTTTCAGTAACGAAAGCCATTGCAACAGCACTTTCTTTCGCTGCATCTTTCAAAAGTCTGAAAAGATATACAATCTTTTTGCCCTGAACTACTTCAGGCTTTGCAGCTTCAGCAAATAACTGTAATTTAAACATTTTGTTTACTTCCTTTCAATCAAAATTAAATTGCACGTACAATTTCCCGTGCAATAATGGGGTATTTGTTGAAGTGTCAGTCAATACCTGTTGTGTGATATTTTCTACACTCCAATTAAAATTTTTTGTTTTTTGAATTTTTCTGCACACTCTTTTAACAGTCAACATCATTTCAGACAAAGAACCCCTGTTTTTCTGTGTGTGCCATAAATCAATAGTTTGATTTACTGTGCCGTGAATACAGGTTTTATTCTGAATGTCTGACTGCTGACTTTCTGCAAGATGAATAAAAGGGTAGGGCGTATCTTCACCGGGTAAATAGTCAAATACGCTCAACCCTTCTTTTTGTAGCCACACTAAAAGAGCTGTGAATATTTCCTGTTGTGGATCGATAACAGCCGCCCCCTTTACTTAACAAGTTTTTGCATATCTCTTTTGAATTGTGCTTTTTGTTCGTCATAACCGGGTTTAACAAAAGGTTGTGCTTCCATAAAACGTGTACCATATTCAAGATAAGGTGCATATTCTGTTTCAGGTTCAACATCAGCTTCAAAGCCGCCGTCTTTAATTTCAAGCTTGATACTTCGTTTTGTTGTACCTGTCTGATAGCCTTTTTTAAAGTCAGCGTTTTTCTGAATTTTTTGGTGCATTTCTGTACCATTTTGACGAACAACACGTTTTACATCGTCTAATTTGACATTATCTTTTAAAGCCTTTTGCAGTTCTTCAATGCCTTCAATTTTGATTTTCGGTATTTTCTTTCAACTCACTTACTATGAACACTCGCTGTTTCAGTTTTATGAAATCAACTGTGTATGTTTTATCGTCAACACGTATGCTGTTAAAAGGTGCTGTATAGGGTCTTAAAAGCCTTATTGTCAATGAGCCTTGCTTTACTTTGCCATACAACGTTTTAAGCGTTTCAACGCCTGTATCAGTCACAGAAGCGTATATTTTCACTTCTGTAACTGTATCAGGGTTATGATTTCCGCTTTCTGCGTTGTATTCGCCCGGTGTAACAGTCTGAAAATATACAGGCTTGTCAAATCTCATAAAAAACGCACCTTCCCACGGGTGATTTCTTTTTGAGAATCAAGAAAAGCCTGAATATCTTTTTCAAAGTCTTTAAAATCGTCATTTGTAAAAGTGATGTTTTCACCTTCGACAGAATGACTGTTAAAGCCTTCAGAACCGATTTTATTAAAGCGAACAATAGCAACTTCAAAAATGATATAATCGAGTGTTTCAGGCGGGTCAATACCGCCTATTAATGTTTTTAATCTTGTTGTTGCATTGCTGATAATCAACCTTAATTTTTCATCAAGTGTTGTATCTTCAATCGCAATACCAAGCATTAATTTAAGGTTATCGAGCATTTAAAATGCCCCCTTTATTCTGCTGTTTTCTTTGCCGACTTTTTCTTGTTAGTTTCCTTAACAAGTTCAATAAGGGGTACACCTTGTTTGTTTTTATTGCCGGAAAGTTCTTTAAGTCTTTCAGCTGTGACCTGTACACCTTTTCGGGGGAACGTATCGCCGACTTCATAAGGGCAATTATTATCCTGCAAATCACAAAAGAACTTAATAACTTTGTACATATTTTCAGCCCCATTCTTAAGCAGAAGCGATTGTTACTTTAACAACTGCTTTTTTGTTGTCAGGCAGAATGTATTCGCCTGCTTTACCTGCGCCCTGAAATGCTTTGCCGTCAAAGTCTACTGCTTCAATGGTTCTTGCTGTGTTGATACCTGTGAATGCTTTACCAACACCGGGAATGTAGATATAGCAGCATTCGCCTTCACCGAAAAGTTTTGAAGGAATCTTTTCAATTTTGAAGCCTTTAAATTCAACAATGCCGTTGCTGTCAATGTTTGCGCCTGAACCCTTTGCAGAAGTTGTAAGGGGGTGATCAACAATAGCGTTGTAAAGTTCGGGATTTACTTTTGCTTTTCTTTCGCCCACAGCTTCAATGTCTGTGTAATACTTTGAAAGTTTGTTGAAAAGTGCAAGAACATCATTAGCTGAATATGATGCAAGGGCTTCTGTTTTGCCTGCTGAAGCTGAAATAAAAGCGCCGTGTTTTGAGTTGAAAAGCTGTGTTTTTGCTCTTGCCTGAAGTTCAAGTCTGTCTGCAACAGCTGCGCTGAAGTCATTGTTTACTGTGTGGCGGTCAATGCCTTCGTGCCAATTCCAACCCCAAGAATAATTAACAGGTGTATTTGTATAAACAACTTCTGTCATATCGCCAAAGCGTGAACCTTCACCGAGTTTCACTTCTTTGTTGTAGCCTGTACCAACTACAACGGGAATGTCTGAAGTTTTTACATAGAATGCTGTTTCGTTTTCCTGTACGCCGTCAAGGGCTTCAATGCTGCCGCCGAAAAAGTCTGCAAAGTATGACTGTTTCTTGAACACTACCTGAAGCATCTTTTTAAATTCAAGCTGATAACTTCTTACAGCCTGTTCGTTGTTTTCGCCTGCTGCGAAAAGCTGAAGATTAAGTTTTGTCTTTTTCATAGATTTTCACCTTTCATTCATATTTTTTAATACGTTTGTCAATTTCTGAAAGCGGGGCCGCACTTCCTGTACCTGTTTTCGGTGTTTCGCCCCTTATAGTTTCTTTGACCTGTTTTTCAACCGCTTCTTTGAAAAGAGCTTTAAAGCTGTCAATAGCTGCTTTTGTCTGTTCTGCATCTGTTGTTACCATAGGTGAAAGAAGTTCATCAGAAACGTTAATTCCGTCATCTGCAAGCATTTTTCTTGCTGTTTTCTGCATTTCAGCAAGAGAATTAGCTCTTTTAAGTTCGTCAAGCTCTTTCTTCAGCTGGTCACGCTCATATTCTGCCTTTTGTGTGGCGTTCATTTCAGCAAGTTTTTTAGCTTCTTCAACTTTCTTTTCATTCTTTGCAGCCATTTCAGCAAATTTTTTATTAATTATGCGGTCAAGGTCTGCATCGCTGTACTTCTTTTCATCTTCCGGTTTCGTTGCAGTAGTTTCAACGGGCTTTGTTTCTGCCGCTGTTACCGGTTCTGTTGTTACCTGTTCTGTTGCAGTTGTTTCAATTGTTGCCGCTTCTTCTGCGAACAACTGAAGGTCAAGTTTCTTTTTCATCTGTTTTCCTTTCCGAGTTTTTAAAACTCTCGCACGTTTTCCATAGCTTTTTAAGTGTTCAATGCTTGCACAATATTATTCCGTTGCTTTTAATGACTTCCACGCCGGGTCAATTTGAACGTTTTCGGGGTATTCATAAGCAATCATTTCAACCCCAATAAAAAAGGAATTTAACAGAGTTTTTGACTGCTCTGATAAATTCCTGAACTCTATATCAGCCTTACCGGGTGACATAGTGTATTTAATTTCATCATCGGTCAATGTTTCAACCGATTGTATTAAGGTCTGCAACAATGTTGAAATGCCTGCACAGACAATATCTTTGCCGATTTCAGCATAGTTTGCGTGACCTCTTAATTGAATGCACTTGTTATAATACTTTACTGTTATCATTTTATAAGCCCTGTGAGAATATAAGAAAGTAACGCAATCGCAACACCTGCATAAAGCGTGACTATTTTATAAAAGCCGTACATTATAGCACTTCCTTACATAACTTCGTGTTCGGGTTCGTTCGGTTTTGCTGCAATAAATGTTCCGGGCGGCAATTCTGAAATAAGAACCGCTTCAATGCCGTCAGGGTTTGTTTCCCAATCGTAATTCTCATTCATTATAAATGACGGTCCGTATGTGTAATAAGGTTCGTAAACAGGGTTTCCGTCAGGACCGGGACCGTTGAAATCACCGCTTCTATCGTGTATAACATAATCATCTGATACAACAGTAATTACGTAACAGATAAAACTGCCGTCTGCGTTTCGCCTTGTTTCGATATTAAGGTTTGGTAAAGTTGGCATTTAATCACTCCTATCCTAAACTTAAATTTTTTGAAGCAAGTGTATTTAATAAATTGTTGCTGTATTCTGTGCCGTTGTTCAATAAGTTTTTAATTGAATTGGGAAAATATACTTTATATACAGTATTTTCGCTTGTATTATCTTCAAGTGCATTAATTACGCTTTCAGCACTTGCCATTGACAAATTGGGGCTATATGCAAGATTTAAATTGTTATCATCAACCTTTATAGTGCCTTCAATGGTCAAGTCTGTCAGGGCTGAACATTGATAGAACATACGAACCATATTTGATGTTATTAACCCATCAGTTTTGATTGTCAGGTTCGTCATTGACGAACAAGCAGCAAACATATACTGTACGTATAACGCCCCTGAATCTTTCGGAACTGACCGCATATCATAAGTACCGCCGTTTACTAACGCTGAACATTTATAATACATTTGGTTAAAAGCTTCACATACAGGTGTATTCAGTATCGGTGCGTTCTGTAAATTTGAGCAACCCTCAAAGCAATATGCCAATGATTCAGCTTTGCTTGTATCAAAACTTGCAATTTCAGTTAATTCCTCATTGTTCGCACAGAAACTATCGAAATTTTTGCCATTGCTTGTGTTAATCTTTTCAACGGGTATTGATGTTATGCCTTCCAGAATAACTTCATTATTGTTACTTATCAACGGTGAAAAAGTATAATTTTCAAACATACTTGTAAAAGTCGTTCCGTTGCTTGTGTCGATATAATCAACTGTTTCAGCTCTTACCCCGTTTTGACAATATTTCGACCAATTAGTTATTATTGACGTGTCAAGAAAGCCTTCAGGAATATCAGAAACGAATTCCCACGCCTGTACAATTTGCCCGTCAGTTTCGGTGTAAACAGGTTCATAATGCCCCGTATCTGTATCTTCAGGCTTGTCAGCGTAAGTTATAGGTAAATAACCTGCATTTGCGTATTTTGTGCTGTCATTGCCAATATACTGTCTGCCGCCAACAATTAACGCAGCAGGGGATAATTCAAGAACACTTTCAACAAGTTTTCCGTAATTGTGATTTTTGCCGTCACCGATTGTTAAAACATTCATACACTCACCTCAACAAAAGAAGCCAATGTTAAATCGCCACTATGATAACCACTCATTGCGATATGAATTTTGTATTTTTTTCCCGCTTTAAATTGTGGCGGCGTATCAAACGCCCACTTGATATAACTATCAAGTATAAGCTCACAGTTTTCTGCTGCCGTAAAAACAAAAGTCCACTCCGCTGCCTTTTCACTGTTATCAGAAAAAAACGCGTTGAGTTGTTTTATCGGGTTTTTAAAAACGGTTGTTCTCCACGGTAAAAAAGCACTATGCGTTACTATTTCACTATTGTTGTCAATATAGTCAACATCACCGTAACGGCGTATTACGTGATTTGTACCGCTTTTTTTAAGGCTCAGCCCGTAACCCGCTATTATATTAAAAGCGTTTTCGCCGTTAATCGTTGCCGCTTTTCCGTCTTCTCCGTCTTTTCCGTCCTCGCCTTTGTCGCCTTTGTCGCCTTTGTCGCCTTTGTCGCCTTTGTCGCCTTTGTCGCCTTTCGGAATTCCAAAGAAAAAATCGTATGTATCTGTTTCGTCATTATAATAAGCCTCCGCATAAGCTTCAGAACCGGGGAAAAGGGCTTCAGCAGAAGCGTAAGCATCGGGCAGTTCTGCAATACCACCGCCAGCCGCTGCAAGTTCTTCAAGGTCTTTTTTCAGGGCTTCAAGAACGTCTGAATATGTTTTAATGACCTGTTCAGAATTATAATTCGTCTTTGTTATTGTAATGCCTTTGTATATGTCAGTAAATTTGTCATAATCAACTGTTGCATCGTCAGCAATACAAGCAAAGCGGATTGAAAAATCCAAAGTGCCGTTGTGAATTGTTGCTTCTCTTGAAATAAGCCAAGAAAAAATAATAACATCATCAGAATTAGGCGAAATTTGCATATCTTCAACAGGATAAACGCCCTGACTTTTTGCCGATCTATCTTGTTTTTCATTGTTGAAATGCACTTCGATTTTATTACACAATGACATATCGTGATTTTCAATATATCGTGGTATTTCGAAAGTAAAGCGTTCTGATTTGTGGTCATACTGCCTTAACGTGAACTTTTCTGACGTGTTCTGAATCGCCATTGTCACAGGGTCAATTATAAAATGCTTATCGGTATCATAAACGCTGTGTAAATGTGCCATATATGCACCCCTTTCAATTTATTTTGAGCATAAAAAAGCACCTTGCATTTCTGCAAAGTGCTTTATAAGGCTATGCCGTAGCATATCCAAGTCGCATTATTTAATTATATAGCCGTTTTTAGCCTGTTTTTCTCGCTCTGCTGTATATTCAGCATAAGCCTTTTTTACTTCTTCAGGGGCTTTCGGATCAATACCATTAACAAAGCCGTCATCATCGTAAATCAGCCATTTATCAAATATTTGTTCAGTTCTCATTCCGTTCAGCTCCCTTCATAATCTTTTACTTTTTCTTCAGTCAATCGCACAATTTCAAGTGAAAGTGGGCTTGCATTTTCACCATTTGCGAATACATCTGCAAACGATTCAGCCATTGTTTCAGATGCGTTTTCCTGTGCATATCGTGAAACGCTTGAAATAAGCTCAAAATTGCGCTTGCCTTTGCCGTATTCTGTCTTTTTAACATTTTTACAAGCCTGTGAAACAATTCCTTTTGCTTCAGTACACTTATTCCACGCTTCAATACGCTGCCACTCATATTCATAAGTTTTATTTGTTTGAATCATTAACCATTCAACAGAGTGTGCCGCTTCGTGTGCGCCTATGCTTGCAGGTGAAGCGTTTTTAGTCCACCAGCGATTATTTGACATTCTTTCACAGTCTGCAAGTAGTTTTTTATCATCTTTGAAATAAAAAGGATTGAAAGAAATTTTACCGTCTGCGCCGTTGCAAGACATTACGCCCGATTTACCTGTGACCATTTTTTTAATGCCACCAATTAAACCGGGGAATTTCTTTATAACACTTTCAGTACCTGTTAAAGCATCTTTGACAGATTTAAAACTTAAATCTTTAACAGATTTATCAACGCTGATATTATAAGCCTTTTGTAAATAATTGTCAAGTGCTGTAAAATCGTTTGCTGCTTTTACGCTTGTTATTTCTTTTTCTTTTGCCTTTTCAGCCGTTTTAGGTGCAAGGGGTAACTTACCTTTAAGTTTATTATATTCTTCCGTTGTGCCGCCTTTTTCAAGGAAATCAAGCCATTCTTCATATTCCTTGCGGTCAGAATGTGCAGCGGTTGAACATCGACAATGCGGGTGCATAGGCGGTGCGTTTTCACCGGGCATCATATCAGCCACTTTGAAATGCTTTCCGTCAATCGCCTTGCATATATCGCAGCAATCGCCATTTGTTATAAATTCGTATTCTTCAAAGCCGTTACGTTCAAAGCTCTGTTTTTGTGCTTCTGTCTGCACCCTTGCAAGCTCTGTACGCATAAGCCGTTCCATACAATAACGTGCGCCGCCGCCTGTTTTCGGGTCATTACCGAACCAATATTTTTTTAATTCGCCTGCAATAGCACGGGGATTTTTGCCCCTGATTAAGCCTGTTTGCAGCAGTTTTCCTAAATCTTCACGCATTATATCTTGATATTGCCATATACGATCAGAAAAAGTACCGCTGTGAAATGAGCCGTTGACAATAGCGTGTGCAGCTTTTGCATTGTTTCTTACTGTCTTACCGAGAATACCCGCCTGACGTTCAAGCTCTGCCATTGTACGCCCTTTGAGAATATCGCCCATAAATTTATCAAGTTCATCGTGACCTGCAATCATTTCAAGCCCGATATTTGCTTTGAGCATTTCAAGGCGGTTTATTCTCATTGTGGCATTATACAAGCGCATTTCTTCATTTGCTTTCGGTGAAAAATCTTTATCCCTTACATATCGTGCTGCTTTGCGTTCATATTCTTTAATATCAAGGGTTGAAACACGCTTTTTTGCATCAGCAAGGGTAATTCCTTCCTTGCTTGCATATTTGCCGTAAAAGGCGTTTATTTCCTTGTTACAGGCATCAAGCATATTGCTGTATATTCGCTGAATTTCTCTGCTGTATTCAGCTTCTTCAGTAATATTGTGCTTTAATTGCTCTGCTTCACGCTGCGCCCAATAGTCCTTACTGTTCATTTGTCAGACCTTCTTCAGTTACCGAGCTTTTCTCGTCAACTTTTTCCGTTTTGGAAACAGTTCCGAACATCATTTTATCAACAACAGTTTCTTCATCTGCTTTGTTTTCTTCTTCGATTTTGTCAAGCTCTGCCTGTACATCATCAACAACAGACAATACTTTCAACTGTGTTTCGTGACTTACAATGCCTTCAAGGTTAGCTGCAATCTGTGTTTCTTCAAGTACGTTCTGCGGGATATTAGGTGTAAACTGATATGATAAAGTAGTCCACGCTTCAGCCGGAACTTTTGAAGCCGGGTGTGCAAATAACACTTTATATCTGCGATTCATTCCGCTTTCAAATTTACGCTTTTTAATCTTACCTAAATTGCTTGTACTCCACATTTTATAAAGCATTGCAATACCGGAACTTGTACCAAAGTTTTCATCTGAAACGTCTGCTGTCTGACTGATTTGAAAAATAAGGCGTTCAAGACGATTTAACAAGTTTTCCTGTGCTGTATCGCTTTCAGGTTTACCCATAAATTCAACAATAAGTTTATCAGAGCCGTCACCGTCAAAATTGATAATTCTATCATCACGTATAGTTTTTACATCGTCTTTTTCAAGTTTTGCACCGAGAATTTTCAAATAAGCATCAGCGAAATAATCAACATCATTTGCTTTTTCTGAAATAACCTTGTTATATGCGTTTATAGGTGTCAGAACGGGTTCAAAAATGCCCTGTCTTTCGATATTTTCAATATATTCTGTTGCAGGTACATCTTTAAAATAATGCTCTTTCCAGCCGTTATTATATTTGTCAGGTTCTTTTTCTTGTTCCTGTTCGCCTTTTTCGGTTTCATCAAGCCATTTTACGCCGCCTGTAACTTTGAAATAACGTACACCGAATTTATTCGAGATGCTGCCCCATTCGTCATTATTTCTGTCTGTGTATCGTCTGACGAAATACAGCGGTCTTTCAATAATTGAATCGTCATAAATCATAAACGCTTCAATCGGGTCAAGGTATGTAATGCACAGTTCAGATTCTTCATCTGCGTAATACATTTCAAAGCCTTTGCCATAAATGCTACATATCTTTGAAAGTTCGTAATTGTTATCGTCTTGATCGTTGTAACTGTCAAGATA